TAATAAGAGTTTAAATCTCAATGTGGGGTGCTATTTTAACCATAATAGCATGGGTGTCAGAAAAATAACTGACCTAATTGGGTGCTGGATTTGAATTGAACTTGTACATTACAGGACAATTCAGAAAGAACAGAAGTGAAAAATCTGTTCCAGCACCACAAAATACTTCAACAGCAGCTTGACTTGTAGCTGAAGAAAGTAATTTAGGAGCTGTTGACAACAAAGTCATAACAGCAGTGTCATATGCAGATCCATCTTTGCGTGAATAAGCATTTGATGGTGCGGTGGAATTTCTAGGATCTGTCGATTGAAACAGAAAATTAGTATAATTAGGAAATTGCACATGCAAACCTGTCTGTACTAATGTATTAGTCAAAGCAGTTCCACCATTGGTATCTGGATTATAAAAGAAATACGCATAAGACGCTGAACTTTTAGTTAAACCAAGAGGTTGAGCAGTTATATTAAAACTACTCGCTGACGTAATATCAGGTCGTCTATTAACACTAAAATGATTTATAGATGCATTAGGCATATTAGGATTAAAATGCCACTGTATAGATCCTCTATATGCTACAAAACATAAACTAGCCCATTGCAATGGTAACATTCTCGCATAATTATATGGAGCAGCACCAGCAGCTAATTGTCTAGCAGCAGAGTATAAACCTGCAGGATCATATCCAGGAAAAGGTGGCATCTTATGAAAGGTATATTCAACAGCTGCTAAATCAGTAGTAATAGTTCTATCATTAGTTGCTATAATATGTGAGAAATTATTTCGCCTACATAAAGGTCTAAATGATACAACAGCTTCACCAAAATTGACTAAAGCTCGTTTGGTATCAATATCGACAGCAAGACCTGTTAAATTGGAAGATACAGATGGTTCTACTGGTGTCTCCTTTGATTGCACAACAAAAGGAGTTAGTGATGGATCAAATCTACGAGGGTCTGCAAATTCAAAATTATCTGCAGCTTTCACTGATACTACCACATTAACTGGTGAAGTAGCAACAGGAGCTGTCAATATATTTAGAACTCGCACTGTGAACATACCGTTATCAGATCCCTGCAAGAAAGAAAAGGATGGTGTTGTGGAAAATGGAACATCAGCAACTTGATTTGAGGCAGGCATCTCCAAATATGGATACGCTTGTTGATAAGGTATTCTCATTTCAAAAGATGTATGCACAGCCAAATCAATGATTTCTGTGATAACTATATGCGAAGAATTTGCAACTGTAATTAAATTATCAGTAGTGTCACCTTGAGGATCAAAACTTATTTTTACTCTACCTTTATGAAAAGGAGAAACCATAAAATCAAAACGGAAAATCAAATCACCACGCCAATATTTAAAGCATTTACCAAAATATGCCATGGGTGTAAAAAAGACTGGTGTATTAACTGCATCCGATGTTGTATTAAACATATTAGGAGTAACTCTACTCTGAAATAAAATAGTATCAACAGTTGCTGATGTATCCCAAACAAATTGTGTAATATAAGAATCCTTGGTTACTAAATTAACCATTGCTAGTTCATCCTCACTTGGTAATCCAAATATAGATGGATCTACGGATAATTCATTCTTTGAATCCAATGTTAATTTTTCGACAGGATAACCAATCTCAGCACTAGCTAATTGTGGCATAGCTGCTGGTCTATAAGGCATAGTATCTTCAATAACTGGTACATTAGTAAAACCAAAAAGTTTAGCTATACCACTAACTGCACTAGCACCAATCTGAGTGGCTGTAGCCCAACGCCCTATTATAGGTACACTTTTAAGTTTACCCGCAATAGATGCGACATAACTAGCAGGCGCAGATACTGGACCAGTACCATACTCATCGGCTTGTACAAACCATTCTTTGGATTGTGCAGCTAAAGAGGTGGTATAAGCTGATAGCTTGACATCTGTTGCCCAGGCGTACACTTGAATAGATACACCAGTGCCAACAGTTCCATTAGCAGAACGTAATGGTGTAACTGTTGTAAAACGCAATTGACCCATATCATCAAAATCAGTAAGATCGTTTATTGCAATGAAATTTTGCCGGTTAAGATATGGCAATTGCATCTCACCACCCTCATTCTTTTGAGGTAATAAATAAACATGCGGACGCTGTGATTTAAAAATCAAATCATTAATGGTTGCTGTTAAATAACCTTTAGGATTAAAATTATGCAATGGTTGATAAGATGCTAACATAGCTCCATAATAAAATGGTGAAGCATTTAACAAAATTTTAACATGCAAATTACATCTTATAAATCCAAAATTATTCAGCTTAAATTTTATACGTGGATCATTAAAGAAAGATGACCAAGGTTGGAGTGTCAGAAGATCAACTCCACTTGGATCAGTTTCTAACCAAGTAAAATTAGCTATACGTACAGGTCGAGCAAGGAAGTTCTGCAATGATGAATCATCAATAACATCTGTTGTCATAAATGCTCCTTCATCTGCAGTTTGACCGCCCATTTGACCTTCAGTAGATTCATGAAACATAACTGTTTCTTGTTTTTTATCAGCACCTTCTGCTGTATCATCTACGATTAATACAGATTCAGATTGAACAACAAAATCACACATGTAATCTACTTGGAGGATGAATAAATCATCCTGTGTTTTCTCTACTTCTCGAGCGAGACGCTCTAGTTGAATTTTAATATCTTCAACACGATTTTCAAAATTTTTATCAGTTTGATTGCTAGAGTAGGTTCTTTATTTAAGTCTCCAACGACAACTCTATAGTTGTGACCGATTCTAATTTTTTGTATACCAACCGGATACATCCATAAATATGGATTTTGGGGAACGCCCAGGTAAGTTAACATATAATATCCACACTCATCACACAGAGGATAGACAACTCAATAAAACGCAGTAAATATATTATACGCACAAATTTGGTTTAAACATATAAGTTAGACATATTGTGATAGCCTATTGAGAATTGCGCCAGAATCTCTCGCGTAGTTGCTCATAAGTTGGAAATGTATTGTCTTCAAGATAATATTCCAATTTATTTTTAGTAACTAAACGTTGAAACATAGCACTCTTCTCTAAAAATTTTTCCTTTCCATGAAAGAAATACTCACAGTGAGCAGATGACATAGTTGCTACAGCTTGTGCTTCAGGACAAATTGTCTTAGAAGCAACGGTAACTGTCAAACTCTTTACAATGGATGACTCTTCTAATGGTGCCAAATAAGCACCACAGTCTTCATCCCATCGCCAAAATCGTTTTAAAAATGAAACATCGTTAATATTGATATAAGGAATACTCTCAGCTTCTTTATCAGCCATGGTATATTTGATACCAGCACTGGCTAAAGCATCTTGAATAGCAGTGTGATTGAAAAATGGTGCATCAACAGATACACCCATAACATTATCATCACCATATGTCATTAAATTAACATGTTTCTTAAAGTTCACACATGATTTATCTGGACTCATAATCGTATAGCAATAACGCATATA